CCATTTGCGGGACTTTGATACCGTGATACCGTACTTTTCCTACTTCGCTAGGAATTTATAAGAGGAAATAAAAACATGAAAAAAGCACGTTGTCCGACAAATTGAGTTGTTGACAGAACCTGACAAAACCTGACTTAAAAATATAAATTGGAGAAAATAAAATGAGCCAAAATACAAAAATAATCTTATCTAACCTTTTCACGCTGACAAGTGAACTTACAGAACCAACTTCTAAATTGATTCATATTGAGGGAGCAAACGAAACGCCAGCCACTCAAAAAGACTTAGCGAAAGGATTGCATGAGAACCTCATCAACCTTACTGAAGTTTTGGGCTTATCTGTGGACGAACTGACAGCACCGCAAGAGTATGAACCACAGGAAACAGTAAAATCAATTATTGAGGAAATGCAACAACTGACTTTTGCACCTCATGAAACCACAGGCAATGACGTGCAAGTCTTTGCGGACTTACTGACGGATAGTATTGAGCGTTTGATTAAGGCGTTAGGATTGAATGAAATGAGCCTTTCAGCAGAGAGTAAAAACAAACCGCATGAATTGGCACTCAAAACACAGTTACAAGACTTGCACGCGCTCAATCATTCCATGTTTAAAGAAGATATCCACGAAGTGCCACGGTTCACAGACGGTACAATCATCACAGCGAAAGATTTAGCAGATATGAATATCAACGCGCTGGATAATATCGCTGAATTAATCGGCTTTGAGTTAGAAGAATAAACAAAAAGAGCCTAGTCAATGACTGGGCTTTTTTAACGTTATGTGGAAATAAAAAACTTATAAAACTTATAAAACTTGTCTTTTTACTTTGTTATAATCAAAAGGACATATAAACAGAAACGAGGGGAAACAATGACACCTAAACAGCGTAAATTTTGCGACGAATATATAAAAACAGGAAACGCCACGCAGTCGGCTATTAATGCAGGGTATAGCCAAAAAACAGCGAAGTCGATAGGAGCCGAAAACCTGACTAAACCTGACTTAAAAAAATACATTGATAGCAAGTTAAAAGACATTTCAAACAATGCCATAGCAACCGCAGAGGAGACTTTAACCATATTAACACAGATAGTACGCGGAGAGCATACAGAGCAAGTGATAACAGCAGAGGGTGATGTCATAGACAAACACCCTGACACTAATCAAGTCATTAGGGCGAGTGCTGAAATCTTAAAACGTTACCCGCTTACCCAAGACATTAATATCAAAGGGAATTTAAAAGTTAGTAACCCTTTTGAGAATCTAACAGAGGAAGAACTTAGAACCTTAGCAAGCAGAGAGGGGGAAGCGTGAAAGATAAAACAGATAGAATCATAAGCGATTATATTAACGGACGCACACAAGCCAAAATAAAAGCAATTGAGAGCCGTTATATATACAGGGTAAAACAGGACAACCTAGGGATTAGAACAGCTTACAAAGGCACAGCGGAGCCAGAGGGGAACACATTAGACAAGGAACGCATGGAAGAGGATAAAGAGCTGATAGGATTAAGGCGAACACTTGAACTTTTAGGAGCTTTATACAATACTTTAACAGTATCAGAAAAAAGAATCATAGAGTTAAGGTATAAAGGGTATAACGGTTATACGTGGTATCGTGTCGCTATGGAGTTAGAGAGCGCAGGCATAGACATACCTATCAAGAGAGCGAAAAAAATATACTTTGCTTTCAAAGAAGATGTATCGCGTGTTTTGTAGTGTTTTTGTTTGGAGGGTGATACTATGAATAAAACAGAGTTTAATATCAGGTTATATCTTTCGGGAGTTATGGAGTCATGGACTGACAGGATAGACAGCACAGGGGAAGAAACGCCACAACGCTTTATACTAAACGCAATGACAGAGCTGTTTGAATCATTGAGTGATGATGACATAGAGTTGATACGTTTGCGATACACGGAACGCTTAACACTCTCAGAAGTTGCAAGTCGTTATCTGTTAAACGAACGTACTGTTAGAAACCACACGAACCCAGCTATTAAACAAGTGAAAGAGATTATAAAGAAAGCCACAGAACAAGCACAGCACGCGCGTGAGGTTGATTGAATATAAAAATTATTATTAGACAATAAAAAAACTCACAGCGATTAAACCGTGAGCTTCTGTGATTGATTTACATTATTAATCTATAATATTTTTGCGATAAGCTCGAATGATTAGATTATTTTTTAAACACCCCCGCCCGTATCTTTTCACAGGGAAACCACACACATAGGTATCATCTTGCGTGAAAGTCCATTTTTGAAAATTTTTATATAGGGGGGTCAAAAATCTAAAACATTGATATAATCATGTTTATAGGTAAGAAAAGGAAAAAATCACTTCCCCTTCTTCGTTTTTTTAGACTGATATATATAAAATGACTTAAACATATTTCCAAAAACAAGAATCGCTCAACCGTGGGAATAGAAAAATCATTTTATTACGAGTTCCTAAAAAAGAGACAAAATAAAAAAGCCGTATATCCGAGATATACAGCCCCTTGCCTGACAAAAATTTACTATTTTTTTATTACGAGATTTATTACGAGTTCGTTTGGTTCTAATGGGTTCTGGTGGGTATCAATTTTTAAAGAATCGCTTAAAACCGCACTTCTTACCCTCTATTAAGGTCTGCTGGATAGCAAAAAAACACTGATTGAATGCCGTATGCTCTTCCGTGTATTGAACCCGCTAAAACGCCAGGTGGGTGTTCTCGCTTCGCATCAGCTTCCCCTACTTTCGTTCGAGGTATTACGCTACCGAATGTCTCATGAACCCCTATGCAATACAAATATAGTCGGTCAAAAAAATGAAAGAGCTCGCACATTCCAGTGCTTTTTCTATGATTCTATAATAACACTTTTTATCTTTTTTTTCAATAGAAAGCGGTTAAATTTTGAATCATAAATTGTATTAATAAAAAATCATCATCTCTCCCAAATTTTATTTTTTATAGTGATTAATAACCTTTTCGATTTCCAAAATCAACTTTTGATTGCTTAGACCAGTCACTTCTTCAATGAGCATTGGGAGTTCTGTTATTTTTAGTTTTTCTTGGAGTTGAATGGCTTGAGCATCATTTTCATCATGGTAAGCAAAAATTTTTCCAACAATATCTAGATGATTTTGATAAGAAAGCTTACGATCGTTTAATTCTCTTATTGGACGAATAAAACGTTCATCATATCCTAATTTCCGGATAGGTGTTCTTGCCACGCGTGACACTTCATCAATAATTTCTGGATTAGAAAAGCGAGAAATGATTAGTTCATGATATTTAATTAACTCATCTTGCTTAAAATATTGAGCCCATTTTGCTAAAAGTAAAGCGCGTGTTTCTTTTTGAACTGCTTTTAGGATATTCAAAATTTCTTCATCCTGTAAACCTTCTAATATTGTTTTATAACCTTTATATGCGCTAGAATAGGCAACTGCAGCATGTCCTGAGTTTACAGAAAAAAGTTTACGCTCAATAAATGGTTCGAGGTCAGTTGTATAATGAACTCCTTCAAGTTTGATTTCTTTATTTTTTAAATGACTTGCATCTATTACCCACTCACTAAAAGGCTCTACCTCAACATAGAGAACATCTTTATGTTTTTGAGCAGGAACAATACGGTCAACTGCAGCATTAGGAAAACCAATAAATTTAGAAAGATAAAGTTTATCAGATTCCGACAGATAATCGGACACTTTTTCTTCCAAAAATTCAGAGCCCCCTATCATATTCTCACAGGCAATAATATCTAACGGGCTCTGAACCTTTTCTTCCTTACGTTTCTGAAGTCCTTTTGCAATAAGCTCAGCAATATAAGGCAAGACATTAGGACCAATCGCTGTTGTTAGAATATCAGCTTTTGCAATTGCTTCAATGACTGCCTCAGGATTCTCACTATTGTTAATACCAGAGACAGCTTTTACAGAAATTTTTTCATGTTCACTACTTGCAATCCCAATTTCATAGGAATGCCGATTATTAAGTTCGTCAATTATAGACTTATTTGTGTCAACAAAGTGAATATCAAATCCATTTTTACTCAAAATTTCACCTATGAAACCACGTCCAATATTTCCTGCACCAAAATGTACTGCTTTTTTCATCTTACTTACTGCTCCTTTATTTAGAAAGTAAAAGTTCAAATAGAATCCTCTAAAATCCCTCTATATAAGCAATTGTAAGCTTTTACATTGTGCTGGTAAATATAAAAAATGGCACTAAAATCTGTGCCATTTTTTAATTAATTTTCAAAGTATTTTGCAATTTCTTCGATTGTCTGAGCATCAGCAAGTTTTACAACATTGTCAACGTCCGCACAAAAAATTGATATTTTTTGAATCAGCTCAAGATGCTCCTCTTTAATCCCCGCAATTCCAAATAGCATTGTTGCTATCTTAGGATTTTCTACTGTTCCAAAGTTTACACCACGAGGAACTTGAACAATGGCTACTCCTGTTTTTAAAACTTCTTTTTTTGATTCATCAGTTCCATGAGGAATTGCAATAAAGTTTCCCATATAGACTGACAATTCTCTATCTCGTTCAATCATTGCTGAGATATAGTTAGGTTTGACATAACCTCCATCAACCAACAAACTTCCACAATATTTTATGGCCTCTTCTTTATTTGAAAAGTTTTGATTAATTTTAATCAGACTTTTTTGAATTTCCATTTTTAAAATTACCTTTCTTGGTTTACTAGGTTTACAACTTATGTAAACCTAGTCATCATAATGTTTAACAGCTTCGATAATTATCTCTCTTAGTAACTCACTTACAATTTCATAATTTCCGGAATCGTATATCCTAGTATAAAGCTTGTTTTCAATAATTGAACTTGAGATTTTACCTAATAAAAAGGAAACATACTCTGGAACTTCTGGAGGCGCTAATAACAATAGAACTCGTCCAATTTGAATAGCCTGATGATCCATTGCTATTCCTTCAATTGGCTGACTTAAGTCAAAGATTTTAAAAATTGGGCTTGAGATTGATGAATGAACTGCGTGAAAGAGAGCAATTTTTGTTTCTGGAATTGCTAGATGTGTTTCTTTAAATCTTTCTTCCACCAAATGAACGAGTTCTCCACTATCCTCTGGGTTTACTCGCTGAATAATTTGTTTTACAGTATCATGTAATTCTGCCTTATTTTCAAGAGATAGGATTTCAAAAGATTTTAATATTTCATTGCCTATTGAAAATAAGTCATTGAGATTTAAAAAATTCTTTTCTTTTTCTGAATCAGAGGTAAGTGCTCGTGATTTTTGTTGAATCAACCTCAGCTGGTGACGAATATTTTCCAAATTCTTTTGATCTAGCATTGGATTGATGTAGAGGTAATCTAACTCTTTCTCTGTTGTAAAAATGACGTCATATTTTTCCTGAGTGATATGGATTGAACTTTGAATAAGTTCTATCTTTTTTAAGAAGGGAAAATTCTTTCTTAAATTACTCATGATAAATTCGCAAGAAATTCTTCCACGACTGCTGACAAGTGCGGCACTTAAAGGTAAAACTAGGTCACTGCGTTCAAGAGTCGCCACAAAGTGAAGACTTATAAAAGCAATTTCCATTTCTGAAAAATTCTTATCAAAGACCTCCCTTAATGATTCTTTGACTGTTTTATAAATTTCAGGATTATCTTTATTTATCTTTTTGATAAAATCATTTTCTTTTTTAGGAAAGAGGACTGGTAACATCTCTGATTCTTTGAGATGAGCATATAGTAAACCATATAAACGGTCATCTTTCCCAAATTCTATCTCAAGAATTGTTGAAACTTTATCAATGAGTTGGCGAATTTTATAAGAAAAATCGGTATCAAATTTTTCCATAAATAGCAGCTCTCTTCCAAAGCCAAAATATAAAATATCATAAACTGATGCAAGATAAGTGATCTCAGAAACAACAAATTTTGTTACTGGCAACTCTGTCAGTAACTTATTGACAAAGTTTAAGGCTTGCTTACTTGGTCTGCCCAGAGTTTCACTACTGACAGAATACCCCTCATCCAAACGCAGCAAAACAACTAAGCAAAAAAGTTGCATTAAAACTTTGACTTTGTCAGTCATTTTTTCAGGTAAATCTATACGTTTAAAAGCCTCATTAACTTGCTTAAATTTATTTAAATCTATTATTCTTAAAATTTTATTGTTAGAAAGTTGATTAAGAAGTAGTTCCTGAATGCTTGCTGAATTATAAATCACTGCCACAAATACTGGACGAATATTTTCTTCTGCCCCTTTAAGTTTTAAGCCACGATCTCGGATTAGTACTAGTTCATTTTTAAACAGAGCTTGCTCAATTTGCTTCAAATCACTAGTTACTGTCGGTTGACTAATTCCAAAATAATCTGTTAGAGAAGCGATAGATGCTTTATTTTCAATTAATAAAAGCAACTCACCATACAAACGTTCACTTATTGAATAGTCTATTAATTCATGAGCTTGAGTAAGTTGATTGATATCCCCTTTCAAAAAATAGCCTTCATCAGTATTTTCCAAACTGATATTTTCTGGTAAAGACTTTTGTAAATTGTTCAAATCGCGATAAAGCGTTCTGCGACTTGTATCTGTAATTTCCATCATTTCTGCTATCGTAAGCTTTCCACGTTTCAAAAATGTCTGGATTAATTTTTGCTCACGACTTGTTAAAAACATAAAAATTCCTTTTTTAAAATTCTACTCATAACTAGACTGCCAATTAACAGCTAGTATTTTATTTGTTCATCCGTTTCACCATATTGATGTATTCAGGAGTAGTAATTAATGACTCAACAAAAAGATGTTGAGCATTTGGAGCTTCGTTTTTTACACTTGTCGTAAATTCTTTTGTTGAAACAATCATGATATTTTTGGCATTAAATGCTCCTAAACCAATAAATTCAACATCAGAAATAGGAATTTTAACACCATGCATCTGGAATATTGCTTTTAATGTTTCTTTGCCCATTGTATTTGAACCAATATGTAAATCATCATGAGCAAAGACAACTTCATCAATTTGGTTCAAGTCTATCTCATTTTTACTGACAGGTCTGTCAGTAATTATTGTTTGATTTGTATCATTATCAGTAGTCAATAAACTACTGATAATTTCATCATAGCGAGGTGAATTGAGGAAATTAGCCACTGAGTATCTGATTGCTTCAGGAGCCATTATCGCAGCTCGTGGAGCAAGTTCATCTTGTGTCACAACAATTGTGTCAGAACCTGCTTTTAAGTTAGCTATAGCGACATTAGTAACATCTTGTAGCAAACCTGCTTTCTTAGCTTTATTCCTCAAAATAGAGGCTCCCATTGCTGATGAACCCATTCCTGCATCACAAGCAAAGATAATATGATTAATCGTAGAGAAATCGACTTGGTCAGTAATATTATTGCTGACAGAAACTTGTCCTTTACTGACAGCTTTATCTGCAGCTACACCTACTTTTGCATTCTCAAAAGCAGAATCATCAATCATTGATTTATCTCGCTTTAAAATAAAAGATGCAACTAGAAATGAAACAATTGCTGCCACAGCTATTCCTGACCAGACACATAAGACATTTACAAAACCACCCGCTGATTTAGCTGATGCCATTCCTGTGATTGCAATAATTGAACCAGGAGAAGCAGGAGCCGCAAGACCCGAGCCTAGTAAATTATTTGTCAAGGTTCCTGATACCCCACCTGCCATCACAGCAAAAAAGAGCGCAGGTTTCATCATGACATAAGGAAAATAGATTTCGTGTATACCACCGACAAATTGAATCAAAATCGCACCAGGTGCCGTCGCTTTAGCTGAACCCTTACCAAAAAGCATAAAAGCAATCAGAATTCCAAGTCCTGGTCCAGGATTCGCTTCTAATAAAAATAGAAGTGATTTTCCATTTTCAGAAACTTGCTGAATTCCCAATGGCGATAAAATCCCTTGATTGATTGCATTATTTAAAAATAATATTTTTGCTGGCTCAATAAAAAGATTAGCAAGGGGAATCAAATGATTAGCAATTAAAAAGTCGACCCCATGTCCCATCACGTCGGTTAACCAAGCTACAAGTGGACCAACCACTTTTACAGCAAAAAGTGCAAGTCCAAATCCAACTAAACCAGCTGAGAAATTATTAATCAACATTTCTAGACCTGCTTTAATATGCGGTTGAACATAGTCATCAAATTTTTTTATTACCCAAGCACCAAAAGGACCCAAAATCATTGCACCTAAAATCATAGGAACGTTTCCTTTAGTGTTTAGACCTCCTAGAGAAAGACTAGCTGTGGCAATAATTGAACCGAAAGTCGCAATTGCACCAACCACTCCTCCACGATGTTCATAAATATTTTTTCCACCAGTGTAACCAATCATTAGGGGAATAAGAAAAGCAAGCATCGGACTAACCATTGCTGCAAATGTTTTATTAGGGGTAAAACCATCAGGAATGAAGAACATCGTCAACACCCCCCAGGCAATCAAAATAGGAATATTTGGCATTACCATATTTGATAATGCGGTATCAAGTTTTTGCACTCGTACTTTTAAGTTTACAGTATCAGTCATTTCAGACTCCTTTACATAGTAACTAGTATAATTATATTGTAACCGCTACCAATAAAGCTGTAAATAAAAATCTTGACACAAAAAGGCGTGCCAAGATTTATTGATAATATTTATAAAATAAAAAAAGTCACCCTTAGGTGACTTAGTTACTGCGGATGTCAGACTCGAACTGACGACATCATGATTAACAGTCATGCGCTACTACCAACTGAGCTAATCCGCAATGTAAACTTGG